CAAATAATTGGCGGCAGCGCAGTCACCGACTTGCAAAGAATGGCATTTCAGTTCTATAATGAATTGGTAGCCAGGAGAAGAACAGTAAGAACCTATGACGGCCCCAATGTCACCATCAACTGTCGACAGCCAATTACAACAGAGGAAATAACTGAAAACTATTCGCTCAATTTTTGGGTTGACAAGTACATTGACTTACTATACATTGAGAAAAGAAAGCCACTAAGCATTGGGGCCGTTACACAATTAAAGAAAGATTGTGAGCAGTTCCTTTCTGGATTTAGTCTTACTTACGTTTTGTCAGTTATAAATTATAACATGCGGGGCTTTGACAAGTTTGAAGGCTCTTATGCAAACATTAGAACAAAACGTTTAAATGTAAAAGATAACACTAACTTTAAACCAACATATTAATGATTTTTCAAACACTAGACAACAAGTCAGAGTGTGTAGGCGTGTTTGTTAATGGAGAGCTTCACTTTGACTCTCTACCGGACAACCTAACCTCTACATGGAACTATTCTCAGTTTCTCGAAAATCGAGATGATATTGAGTATGCGTTTCTGTATGCGCAGAAGCCGCTTGATGAGGTATGCCCTCGACACCTTGAAGAGGCTTGGTCATCTATTAACGATAGGCTCAAGGCTTTTCTAAAGGCTTTTGCTGCTGCCAAGGTTGACCTAAACAAGAATTGTTTTTTTGATCTTGTGCACGAGAGGTTCTTGAAGGAGTATTGTAAAGTTCGAAACGACATTACAGAATACGTTCTGTCAAGTTATTTCAAGCCTGCTAATTATGACTTCTTGGTGGACCTAACAAAAATTCTTCACAACATGAAGTATCGCGATTTGAACATTGACGCTACCGAACTCAGGGACTTCATGCACGAGGTACGAACTAGAAAGTTTGCACAAAAGATAAACCACACTTCAGTGTCGTGCGATTATAATATCTTTGGAACGAAGACGGGACGCCTAACAACAAAAAGGGATAGCTTCCCTATTCTAACGATGGACAAGAGATATCGTAAAATTATTAAGCCCACGAATGATTGGTTTGTGTCCCTCGATTTTAATGGTGCTGAGTTGCGTACTTTTTTGGCCTTGGCAGGCTTGGACCAGCCAGAGGTGGATGTGCACGAGTGGAATCGCGAGAACGCCTATAGGGGTATTGGCACTCGTGACGAAGTAAAGGAAAGGTTCTTTGCATGGCTGTACAATATGGAATCCAAGGACCACCTCTCAGACAGGATGTACGGTGATAATAGAAACAAGGTCATGAATGAATACTTTAACGGCAACAGTGTAAAGAATCCGTTTGACCGTAGTATTCCTTCTGACGAATATCACGCCATGAGCTATCTGATTCAAAGCACATGCTCAGACGTAGTTCTGCGACAGATGATCAAGGTAAACAAGTTTTTACAGAATAAAGAATCCTTTGTTGCTTTCTGTGTGCACGATGAGGTCGTCCTAGATGTGACCGACTCTGAATGTAAATTGATCAATGATTTTGTTGAACAGTTTTCAAATACTGCTTTAGGAAAGTTCAAGGTTAATGTAAAATACGGCAAGAGTTATGGAGAGATGAGAGAATGCAAACTATCATAGGTCTAGGCGCTGCCGGCTGTAATATCGCAGATAAGTTTTCATCTTATCCTCAGTACACAGTATACAAGATGGATAACGGCCTAAAGAGGACCCCAACTACTTACGGAGTAAAGCAATGCAAGACTCCAGAGGAATATGAAGAGTCTATTGGCAGCCTAAAAAGGTTTTTTAAAAATCTTTCAGGAGATGTGCTGTTCATTGTATCGGCCAGTGGGCTTATATCTGGTGCATCCCTAAGTATTTTGCAGCACATTAAGCATTGCAATTTACATTTAATGTGTGTATATTCAGACTCAGATCTGCTTGGAGAGGTTGGAAAAATGCAGCAAAGGCTGACATCCAACGTTTTTCAAGAGTATGCCAGGTCTGGCGTGTTTGATCGCACACTTTTAATTGATAATGTATTTCTTGAAAAAGTCATTGGCGATGTTCCGATCATTGGCTTTTATGATAAGCTTAATACATTACTAGTCTCTACAGCACATATGATAAATGTGTTTGAGAACTCTGATAGCATAATGGATAATATTTCTCCTCCGCATGAAATTAGCAGGATAGCAACATACGGTTTCGTTGACTTCGAGTCAGGACAAGAAAAGTTGTTTTTTCCCATTGACAATGTAAGAGAGAAGGTCTACTATTACGCCATCAACGAAGAGAAATTGAAGAAATCGAACGATATTCGAAAGAAAATAATTTCTCAAATTAAGGAGAATTCTGTTGACACTAAGGTATCATATGGAATATACTCCACTCAATACGAAGAGGACTACGTTTATTGCGTAGCTTATTCTTCAACAATACAACAAACAGATTAACCAGAAGTTAGGGATATTAGCCTAACTTACTATAGAAGGAGAAAAACAATGGGTATTAATCTAGACAAGATGCGAGAGAAGCTTGCCGCAGTGCAGAACCGTGGCGATTCGAGTAAGAGCGCCTTCTGGCGTCCAGAGGATGGGGACCAGACTATTCGTATTGTTCCCACTGCTGATGGGGACCCCTTCAAGGAGGTCTACTTCCACTACAACGTAGCAAAGGGTGGAATTGTTTGCCCCAAGCGCAACTATGGCGAGGAGTGTCCCATTTGCGATTTTGCTTCAAACCTGTGGCGTGAGGGAACCAACAACAACGATGAGTCTTCTAAGAAGATGGCAAAGAGCCTCTTTGCAAGGCAGCGGTTCTTTAGTCCTGTCCTTGTTCGTGGCGAGGAGAACGAAGGCCCTCGTTGGTGGGGCTATGGAAAGATGGCGTATGAGACGCTTCTGAGTCTAGTGCTTAACCCTGACTATGGAGACATCACTGATACCGAGGAGGGAACGGATATTGTCCTTAGTTACGGCAAGCCCCCCGGTGCGTCTTTCCCGCAGACTAAGCTACAGCCTCGTCGTCGCACCTCTAACATGATGGAGGATGCCGAGACGAATGCCCAAGTCCTAGATTCTATCCAGAACCTAGAGGAGCTTTTTGAGCGGAAGACGACTGCAGAGGTCCAAACTCTTCTGGATGAGTTTATGTCTCAGGATGTAGACGCTGAGTCTGCCTCGTCAGAGACTGTCATGTATAACAAGAGTAACGCCAACTCTGTTGACCAAGCGTTCAACGAGCTAATGAACGCCTAAATAGGAGATTGGATTGGGGGCCTTGTGCCCCCTTTCCATAGGAGGAATAATGGCAAGAGCGAGAAAAGCAACTACTGGTAAACTATCAATGAGCGATATGCGTGCTTTAATTAACAAGCAGGCTGGATGTGAAGTCGCGTTTAATTTAAATGAAGATAACCCCACAGAGGTGGAGGATTGGATTCCAACTGGATCTAGGTGGCTTGATTCTATTATTTGTCGAGGTCGTCTAGCTGGAATTCCTGTTGGAAAGATTGTAGAAATTGCTGGCCTAGAGGCTACTGGAAAGTCTTACATGGCTGCACAGATTGCTTCTAATGCGCAGGATATGGGAATCGATGTATTTTATTTTGATTCTGAGTCTGCTATTGATCCCACGTTCCTCGTTCGAGCGGGGTGTGATCTTGACAGGATGATGTACATTCAAGCGTCATCTGTAGAGTTTGTGCTAGAAACTATTGAAACGCTTCTAGCATCTAATGATAATCGAATGCTGTTCATTTGGGATTCGTTGGCACTAACACCAGCAGTTAGTGATATTGAGGGAGATTTTAATCCTCAATCATCTATGGCCATGAAGGCTCGTATCCTTTCAAAGGGTATGGCAAAACTTACTCAACCGATTGCTAATTCTAAATCAACATTCCTTGTCCTTAATCAGCTAAAGTCAAACATCACCAGAGTTGCAGCCGAGGCGTTAACCACCCCGTATGTTACTCCAGGTGGCAAGTCAATGATTTACGCCTATTCTCTAAGAATTTGGCTAACTAGGCGTAAGGCAAAGAATAGCTTCGTTATAGATGAGAATGGATTCCGAGTCGGCTCAGAAGTAAAGGTCAAGCTAGAAAAGTCAAGGTTTGGAACCCAGGGAAGACAGTGTACTTTCAAGATTCTCTGGGGTAATGAGATTGGCATTCAAGATGATGAGAGTCTTTTTGAAGCCATTAAGTCTTCTAAATATCTTGACCAGCGAGGTGCCTGGTATGAGCTTGATATGGGAGACGGGGAAAAGCAAAAGTTCCAATCTACTAAGTGGATGGAAATGATGGCCTCCGATGCCTTTAGGCAGAGGGTGTACGACATCATGGATGAAGAAGTTATCTTTAACTTTGAAAAGCGAGAAGGAAACGCTGAGGATTACTACAATATTGATCCCGAA